ACGATCATGAAGAAGATCGATGCCGACCTGAGCCGGTTTCTTCAGGAACAACAAGATCCATTTGCGACCGACCCAGCAATGGACTCGTCTGTGCCACCTCCAGCCCCAGCAGCCCCAGCAGCCCCAAGCCCAGATGCAGCCCCAGCAGCCCCAGCAGCCCCAAGCCCAGATGCAGGCGCAGTCGCTCCTGTGACTCCCGCATCAGCCCCGGGCGCCACGCTGACCGACCCGGCCGTTGCAAATGCCGCTACGCCAATCGGTGCACCAACCCAGCAAGTCCTTGGTAAGATTGAAACAAATCCAACAAGTGGCGGCCAGGAGCTGGTGATTCCAATTGATAGCCTATTTCAGCAAACTGACGGTGCTGCTGCGCCTACGCCACCAGCAACTCCGGAGACTCCAATCGACACCGGTGCCGTATCGCCTCCAGAGGCTGCACCAGCAACTCCAGATCTGGGACCAACTCCAGGCGACCCAGCCGAAACACCATCGCCTCTGGCAGAGCGTTCATCTGTCATTCTTTCCGCGATTGATAAGATCCTAGAGAATGTCGGCATTGTCCCCAACACTGTTCCAGAAAATAGCGCCGCAGCATCAGCCCCAGCAATTGGCGAGACGGTTCTAGATGTCAACAACACTGTGGCATCTGCTGCCGGTGGAAACAAGATGTACGAAAGTTTCAAGCGAATCCTTGGTGCCGCAGAGGAGGTCAGTGCCACTGGAGCCGTTCTCAGCAAGAAAACAGTCGATTCGCTCAGGGGCACTCTGATGCAGATGAAGCAGGACAAGGCCATCACTGAACGTTTGTGGCGCATGAATACGCACAAGCTTGATTTGCTGGAAAATGGAATTAGAAAAAGTTCAAATAGTTACCGGAAAGAAGAAACACAAGACAATATGGGTACTGCAACAAAAACAACCAAGAAACCACAATCACTGAAGGATTTCGCCCTGAAGCTTTTTGAAGGAGCCGAAGGCTTCGAGAAGGAAGTGGGGAAGGTCGATCCTGCCGGTGACTCCAAAGGTCTGAGCGACGAGCACGCAAAGAAGGCCAGCGGGAATCCGAAGAATGAGAAGCTGGAAGCCGAGAAGGCCCCATTCAAACATCCTGCGGACGAAGGCGACCAAGGCAAAGCCCTTCTCGAAGAGATCGAGAAGGAGATCAACGAGCTCATGGACTCCATGAAGGAACAGGAAGACGATGCCAACAAGCCATGGCCACCCCGCCTCCCCGCCGATGAACGACCTCGTGAGCGCGATGCAGAAGACGTGAAGCGCGACGAGGAGATGCGAGAGAAGAATCGTGGCAAAAAGGTGGGTTATCTAAGGTTTGCCGAAGGCGACGAAGAGATGCTGATGGACGATGAGCCCGCGGTTGATGGTCTTGCTGGCGTTGAGGATCCCGATGCAATGACGATCACCATTGATCTTCAGGGTGTTTCTGGGGATGCAGTCGAGAACGTGAACGTTCAGGTGGATGGCCAGCCATTCGGTGGCGACGCCGAGGATGTTGATGTCGACATGGCGGCAGATGAAATGGATGGCGACGAGCTTTCCGTTGACATGGCTGCTGGTGACGAAGGTGACGAAGATGAGATGATGGTTGTTGCCGAGGTGCGTCGTCTGGTTCGTGAGCAGCTTGAAACGCTCGGGCTCAAGACCAACAAGAAGCCAGTTGCTGTCAACGAAGTTGCAGAGCTGACCAAGCAACTGAACGAGACTCGCGTGCTCACGGCCCGTTCTCTGTTCCTGAACAAAATCTTGGTGAGCGAAGCGTCGCTCACTGAAGCGCAACGCCGGAAGATTGTTGAGTATCTCGACGCTGGTAACACCGTGAACGAGGTGAAAGACATCTATGGCAAGATTGTGAAAGCAATCAACAAGAACAAAGCCAAGCGCAAGGAAGGCACTGCCTCTTCGCTGAACGAGTCCGCCAATGTGAATGGGAAGCAGATTCGTGAGGTTTCGGACCTCATGAACGTTCCAATGTTTGATGCGAATCGTTGGTCGAAACTTGCTGGAATTGGCAAAGGTCGCTGAACGCAGGAAAAAAGAAAAAGGATCATTAGTTAGAAACAACTAAAAGGTAAGCATAAGGAAAACAATCACAATGTCGATCACACTATCACAACTCGCTGAAGGTATCCAGCGCAACGCTAACGGTGGCGCAAGCGACCGTCTGGTGACAAAATGGAAAAAGGTTAAACTGCTTGAGGGCCTCTCAGCCAACGGCCAGCAACTGATGGCACGACTGCTTGAGAACCAAGCAGTTGAAATGCTCAAAGACGGTGGCCGGATGCTGAACGAGTCGCTCTCACTCTCAACCGGTGGTGCAGCACTCGTTTCAAGCGGTCAGGTGGCAGGTTTCACCAGCGTGGCGTTCCCAATCGTTCGCCGGGTCTTCGCTGGCTTGATTGCAAATGAGATTGTCAGCGTTCAGCCAATGTCACTCCCATCCGGTCTGCTCTTCTATCTCGACTACACCTACGGGTCGTACGTCGGTGGTGATGCAGGTACGGCTGCGAACAAGTTTGCAACTGGAACCGATCCAGGCGCTGCAACATATGCACGTGGGCAATCAATCTACACGAACCCAGCAGGTTCAGCAATCCGCACGTCGGGTTCGCTTGCCGCTGGTGGTCAGTACAACCTGATTGGTCATGGCTACACCAAGGTTCAAGTGCAAGGTCAACTTGCAACTGGCCCAGTGATTGTTGGTGCATGGACTGGCGATACCACATGGCTCACCGGTTCGAGCGTCTCTGCCTCGGCGGGATTCTCGGGCTACAATGCCCGGCTTGTTGACTTCAACCCACTCCTGCAAAACGACGTGACAAACGGCGTGATTGACTACTGCTTCCTCGTGGTGAGTGCATCGCAAGTCACGACCGCAATCAACGGCGCAGATATGACCGACTTCGACCAGTTCGCAGTGACCGGTCTTGGTGCTTCTGGCTCGGTGTTTACATCGGTCCCAGCAACCTACCAGCAAGGTGAGGGCGTGCTTAACTTCCGCCAATTCACCAAGCGTGGTAACTGGACCGACTCCGGGACCAGCTCGACCTTCACTGTTGATCCATTCAACGGTTCGCACGTGATGTTCGCAATGGCCCTTGCCAACGGTTCATCTGGCCCAAGCGCAGCAAACCTTCCTGGTACCGGTATCGGTGCACCTGCGACCCGGGTGACTGCTTCTGCTCCTATCGCCGACACCCTCTCGGTGAACTCTGATGGTTCAACCCTGACGATTCCTTCGTTCGAAACCAACTTCGATGTTGATTCGAGCCCACGGATCCCAGACGTCGACATCAAGGTTGAGTCGGTTGCTGTGACTGCAACAACCCGGAAGCTCCGTGCACGTTGGTCGCCTGAAATGGCACAAGACCTTACTGCCTACTTCTCAGTAGACATTGAGGCTGAGCTCACCAACCTGCTCTCAGAGATGATCACTCTGGATATCGACCGCGAGATCCTGAACGACCTCTTGACCCAAGCAAATGCCGCAAGCCTCTACTGGAGCCGCGCTCCTGGTAAGTTTGTGAACATCTACACTGGCGTTGAAGTTGCTCGGACCTCTACCTCGTACCCAGGCCCAGCCTTCACGGGTGATATCCAGCAATGGTATCAGACGCTGGTTGAGACGATCACCAACGTGGCAAACACCATCCACAAGAAGACTCTTCGCGGAGCTGGTAACTTCATTGTGTGCTCACCAGACGTGCAAACGATCCTGGAACACACCGTGGCTTACCGCGCCAACTACAAGATCGACTCCGATGGTCAAGTGCGTGACTCGATGAGCATTGGCAAGGAAGCATCAGGTACGATCAATGGTCGCTACTCGGTGTTCGTGGATCCATACTTCCCAGCAAACAAGATCCTGGTCGGTCTGAAGGGCTCGACCTTCCTGGAGTCTGGTTACATCTATGCTCCATACGTGCCTCTGATCCTCTCTCCAGTGGTGTACGCACCCGAGGATCTCACCCCACGCAAGGGCATCATGACACGCTACGGCAAGAAGATGGTTCGCTCCGACTTCTACGGTACCGTGACAGTGCTCGATACTGCTATCGTATAGGCCAGTTAGCTGTCCTCTAACCACTGAGGATAGGAACTAAACGAAGGAAGGGGAGAAGATGAAAGTCTTCTCCCCTTCTGCTTTTCAGGGGTTTTACAATGGCACCATCACCGTGTTGGACATGGCATATCGCAGTTGTAAATTGTCCTCTGGGTTATTTATCATCCTAGGACAATGCAACTACTCTACAATAACAGCGCCAACAAGGGCGGTATCTATAGGATTGTCAACACCAAAAATGGCCGCGTGTATATTGGCAGCACGAAGCGTTTCAAGTCTCGCTGGAGAGCTCATTGCGGCGGTTTGGAAAGTGGCCGACACACTAATCGTTTCCTTCAAAATGACTACAACAAGTGTGGTCCGTCGGTATTTTTGATCGAGGTTCTTGAAGTCATTGACAATAAGGACGAGATGATTGCTCGCGAGCAATGTTGGATCGACCAGTTGTATGACAACCAGAAAAACTGCTATAATTTACGCAAAGATGCAGTCGAGTCTAGATCTGGCAAAAGAAACACAAGCGCCCTCGACCCAACAACAGACAAACGTTGCCGCAAACCGACAGCCGAGACTAAGGCCAAAAAAAAGGCAGCCATTCGGAAATACTTCGAAGAGGAATA